CCAGCGGAGCTGGCGGAGGGGGGATTCATTCCCTGAGGCCCCGGCATCGGGCAGAGAGGAAGAAACAACCGCGAGGCAAAACACGGGATACGCCTCCAGGCGCGAGCCTGGAAGAATTATTTGGAGGAGTGAGGATTTATGCTGAATACAGTGGCTTTGATGGGGAGATTGACCCGGGAGCCGGAGCTGAAAACTGCCCAGAGCGGCGTGAGCTTTGCCACATTTGGGCTGGCAGTGGACAACGGGTTTGGCGAAAACAAGCGGACGGACTTTTTTGAAGTGGTCGCCTGGCGCAAAACCGGGGAGCTGGCCGCCACATATCTGCAAAAGGGGACGCTGATCGGCCTGCGGGGCCGGCTGGAGCAGCAGCGCTGGCAGGACGACCGCGGAAACAACCGCTCCGCCGTCAAGGTGGTGGCGGAAGACATCACCTTCGGGGAGAAAAAGAAGGAGGAGCCGGAGTTGGTCCCCTTTGAGGGGGGCGGCGAGCTGCCGTTTTAGCGGGATAGGAGGCTCTGCGGGGCGTTCCCGCAAAAAGGAGGCGGAGCAAGACATGGCAGGCAAGCCGAAACAAGGGCTTGACTATGCCGGCTGGGCTACAAACATGTTCGACGGCGACACCAAGATCGACAGGCTCCTTGACGCGCAGGGATGGATTGGATTCAGCGTCTATTTTTACCTGTGCCAGATGGCCTATAAGTTTGACGGATACTTCTACCGTTGGAGTTACGCCGATTCTGCATCCACCGCGCGGCGGATGGGGGGCGGCGTCAAGTCCGGGACTGTGGAGGAAACAGTGAGATACTGCTTGCAGATTGGTCTTTTTGATCAAAGGCTGTTTGACGAGTGGAACATCTTGACGAGTAGAGGGATACAAAAGCGGTTCTTCGCTGTCATCAAGGACAAGCGAAGAAGGGCCGTTATAACGGATTACTGGCTCTTGGAAGAAGACGAAAAATCCGAGGGCTTGGAAAAGTGCGCCGATTTGGAACATGATTGCGGCAAAGACGGCGATGTTTGCAGCAAAGATGGGGAAAAACGCTGCAAAGATAGCCCTGAAAGAAAAGAAAAGGAAAAGAAAGAAAAAGATACCCCCCTTACCCCCCGTCGGGGCGGCGCGACGGCCGGACTACGGGGCGAGGATACGGGCGACGGCGCCAATGGCCTTGGGAGCAAAGAGCCTAATGCAGTCGAGCAGCAAGGTATCGATAACCGCCGCGCCAATACGGGCACGCCTCCAGGCGCGAGCCTGGCGGGCTTTTCGCCGGCTCTGGCGGAAAAAGTCCAGGACTGGCTGCAATACAAGGGGGAGCGGCGGGAGCCTTACAAGCCCATGGGCCTAAAATCCCTGCTGACTGCCATCCAGAAGCAGGCCCGGCAATATGGGGAGGAAGCCGTGATATCGCTGATCGACCAGTGCATGGCGGCCAACTACCGAGGGATTATCTGGGACAAGCTGTCTCGGGGCCGGCCTTCGGACCCAGGGCGGGCAGGGCCGGCGTCGTTTTCGGAAATCGCCGAGAGATTGGAGAGGGGAGAAGAATTTTGAACGCAAGAGAAACAGCTGCGGTGATGGACGTGCTGCGGGTGGCGTATCCTCAGTTTTACCGGGGGGTCCAGGGTCTGGATGCGTCGAATGCGGTGCGTCTTTGGGCGGAAATGTTTGCCCAAGACGAGGTGAAAACTGTGCTGGCGGCGGTGAAACGCCTGATCGCCCTGGATACCCGGGGCTTCCCGCCGGCCATCGGGGCGGTGAAGGAGCAAATCTGGCGGCTCCAGCATCCCCAGGAGCTGGACGCCGCCGGGGCCTGGACCTTGGTCGCCAAGGCGGTGAACAGCTCGGACTATGAGAAGTCCTTCGCCGCCCTGCCCGACGAGGTCCGCCAGGCGGTAGGCTCCCCCGCCCAGCTGGCCCAGTGGGGCCGGATGGAGGAAAGCGCTTTCCAAAGCGTGGCGGCAAGCAATTTCCAGAAAAATTACCGGGAGCGGCTGAACCGGCGCAAGGAAAAGGCCGTGGCCGCCTGTCTGGGCCGCGGCGGCGCGACGGCCAAACTGCGGGGCGAGGAGGCCCCGGGAGAGAAAATCTTGCTGGAAGGAGGGGAGCAGGCGTGAAGGGAAGTATCGCGGCGATCAACCAGGAGGCCCGGGAGCGGGGGATGAGCTATGGGAAATATCTGGCGTTTCGGGCCGCGCAAAAGGCCCTGGCCTCGGCCACAAAGGGAGAAACGACCGCCAAGCCAAAACGGAGTATGCCTCCAGGCGCGAGCCTGGGCCTGGAAGAGCCGGGGCGGGAGCAGGCCGCCAAACGGGGACAGGCCCTGCGGCAAATCAGGCTCCGGGCCGGGCTGAGCCTGGAGCAGGCCGCCTGGCGGATGGACGTGACGGCCTCCGCCGTCCGCCAGTGGGAAACCGGGAAAAAACGGCCCAAGCCGCAATCCCAGCGCAAGATCGCTCAGGCTTACGGCCTGGAGCCGGCGGAGCTGGAGCGGCTGCTGGAGGAGGCGGGGAGATGACGCATTTATCTCTGTTTTCGGGAATTGGCGGGCTTGATCTGGCGGCGGAATGGGCCGGATTTCGGACGGTTGGGCAGTGTGAGCAGGCGGAGTATCCAACGAAAATTTTGGAGAAACACTGGCCCGACGTTCCGCGCTGGCGGGATATCCGAGAGCTGACAAAGGAGAGTTTTTATGAGCGAACAGGGCTGCGAACAGTTGACGTTATTTCAGGAGGATTCCCTTGCCAGCCGTTCAGCTGCGCCGGGAAGCGCAGAGGCAAGGAAGACGACCGTTACCTCTGGCCTGAAATGTTTCGAGTTATCCAGGAACTGCGGCCCGCTTGGGTTGTTGGAGAAAATGTTGCTGGGTTCGTCAAACTGGGCCTCGACCAGGCACTTTCTGACTTGGAAAGCATCGGCTACGCCACAAGGGCGTTTGTATTTCCGGCTTGTGCCGCAGACGCCCCACACAGGCGGGACCGGTGCGCCATTGTGGGCTACGCCGACGGCAAACGATGCCAAAAATTCAAGTCTGCCGCCATCGCAGGCGAGGCGGAATCAACTGGCAGGCCAAGTGATGCAGCGACAGATGTTCGCGACGCCCTGTGCGGCAGACGCTACAGGGACCTCCGGCGGCGGCAACGGGCGGAGCTTACAGACGGACGTTGGCGGCCAGCTGAACCCGGCGTGGGTCGAGTGGCTTATGGGGTTCCCCACCGGGTGGACCGAATTAGGTGCCTCGGAAACGCCGTAGTGCCGCAACAGTTTTACCCGGTTTTCGCGGCGATAGCGGAAGTGGAAAGGATGATGTAGCCATGATTACCTGCTGCCATCATTGCCAGCGGCGGAGGGCCGGGTGTCATGGAGACTGCCCGGATTACCGGGCGGAGCGGGAGAATCACCTGCGCCAAGCCGAGGCCGCCCGCTGGGAAAAACAAGGCCGCGCCCGCGCCGACGGCGTGTTGATCCAGCGGGCGAGGAAGATAGCGAAAAGGAGGCGAGGCGGATGAAACCGATTTTATTTCACGCTGCCATGGTTCGGGCCATTCTGGATCGGCGCAAGACGGTGACACGGAGAGTGGTGAAGCCGCAACCGAAAACAAATCTATTCCCCGTCCCTGTCGGAATTGGGTGGGATGGATATTTTGCAGAAAAAGATTCCTTCTGCATGGTGAGACCGCCTTATTTCCCCGGCGATATCCTGTATGTGCGGGAGGCATGGCAATACATGGGCAGTGTGTCGGACGATTCTCTCGCCGCAGATAGATATATTTACCGCGCAGATTGGGAGGGGAAGAAACAGCCTCTTGCATGGCGCTCCTCTATCCATATGCCCCGCAAGGCGGCGCGGATTTTCCTGCGCGTGACGGCTGTGAGAGCAGAGAAGCTGCAGGAGATCAACGAACGCGGGCCGCTGAGCGCGAAATCAGAGGGATTTTTCAATGATATTGACATAGATGCCGGAACAGGGAAAAGCGCCGCAGCGCATTTTGCAAAGTTTTGGGACAGCGCTGTCAAGCCCGCCGACCGGGCCTTATACGGATGGGATGCGAACCCTTGGGTTTGGGCGATTGAATTTGAACGGATTGGGCGGGAGGAGAGTCTATGAAATTGGACAGGACCTTTGCGCAGGAGATCAAGAAGACCGCCAACGGCGACGGCAGCCGGGAAGCGCGGTTCGCATTCCTGGACCAAGCGAGAGATGCGGCCCGAAGGCTCTCCACGCCGAATGTCAGGAATGATTTCAACGACGTTCTGCGGGAGTATGGGAGGGCAACGGTTGGTATCTGCGTTGCGGTTACGATATGGGAACGCCGGAACTGGCTGGGAAAGCAGGAGGCGCAGTGGGCCGAAGAGGTCTTGAAACTCTGGACAAACAGGCCCTGCGACGACCTCTGCCTTTTTATCAACGACGGCCTCCACCCCACTCGCATTGAAGAGTATGCAGGCCCGTTGATTCAATTCACAACAGAAGAGGAATAACCATAGGGAATAATTTGCGATAGCCCGGCAGACGGAGCTACTTTGATCGGATGAAGGGAGCGATTGAGGATGAGCAAGCAGGAACCTTGGCGGGGGTATGTTAAGAGCGTCGTGCGGGAGTATCCGGCGCTGAAACGGCGGATGGAGACGCCGCTTCCGCCAAAAATCACGGCGAATCCGGGGCAAAAAGCCTGGGCGGCGGGCAAAGACGGGAAGGCGGAGGAGATTCTTGTCTTCGCCAGAGGGAGCCGGGGGAGGGTCGGCCGGCCGGTGGAGGATTGTGTGATCCACGACCTGCCGCCCCGGCAGCAGAGGAAATTGGAGGCGGTGGAATCCGCCGTTCGGCGGACAAAGGAACGACACGCCGACGACTGGCCCCAGCGCCTGAAGGTGATCCGGCTGGTCTATTTCGACCAAACCCACACGCTGGCAGGGGCCGCCGCGGCAATCCCATGCCATGTGAACACCGCTTGCCGGTACTCGGCGGAGTTTATCCGGGCCGTGGCCGAAGAGCTGGATTTGCCTTGATTGCAACTAAGTTGCAACTTGATTGCGGCGGCCGCAAGGACAGGGAAAAATTTTTTTTTTAGAAAATGAGAAAAGATTGTGATTTTGATACCCAAATTCCGTGTTATAATGCTATTGTCGGGAGAAAAGACAAACCCCCTCCCGGCGGCGCGACAGCGCTCCTCCATAAGACCGCCCCCTGCAAAGCCGCCTGAAAAGGCGGCTTTTTTCATGGGCGGGGAGGAGAAGACAGAAAGGAGGAGCCGAGCATGGCTGAGAAAAAACGCCGGCCCGGGCGAAAGCCGAGGATCACAGAAGATCTGATACAGAAAATCAGCGAATACATTGCCGGCGGACTGACCAAAAAAAGCGCTTGCCAAGCCTGCGCGCTCTCCGAATCCGCCTTGTATGAGTATATCCGCCGGGGCGAAGCCGACGAAGACGCGGGGCTCGACACGATTTACGTTCAATTTGCGCAGTCCATAAAAGAGGCAGAGGCCCAGTTTCAGCTCAGGCATTTGGGCAATATCGCTCAAGCCGGGGCTTCAGGCAGCTGGCAGGCTTCGGCCTGGCTGCTGGAGCGCTGTTATCGGGGGAGCTATGGCAAGGCCGCTCTGGATCTGAATGTGGCCGGTCAGCCGGGCGGGGAGCCGGTTAAAACCGAGAGCGCCGTGCGAGTGTACCTCCCGAGCAACGGACGCGACAATCAGCGGAATTGATACCTCATGGCGACGGAATAATTATTCAGGCAGGCCCAGGCGAAAAGCGCCAGGGCCTTTTTCGTGGGCGGGCATAGTGCAAACAGCGGGGCAGTTCCGCTGCCGCCAACCATTGAGTTTTGAAATAAGGGGGGTTGGGATATGACGGTATTTAGGCCACAGGAAGGGCCGCAAGAGGCGTTCTTGTCCAGCCCGGCGGATATCGTCATATATGGCGGCGCAGCCGGAGGCGGCAAGTCTTACGCGTTGTTGCTGGAAAGTTTAAGACACATTGACAACCCGAATTTTGGCGCGGTGATATTCCGCCGCAACAGCACCCAAATTTTCAGCACTGGCGGCCTATGGGATACCTCCTTGGAGATATACGGGGGCATAGCGACGCCGCGCAAGACGCCGACGGCCCGTTGGGTATTCCCCAGCGGCGCAAAGATCGGCTTTAACCATATCGAGAATGACGCGGCTTTGCACAAGTGGCAGGGTTCGCAGATTTCTTTGATTGGATTCGACGAACTGACGCATTTCACCAAGCGTCAATTTTTTTATATGTTGTCCCGAAACAGAAGCACTTGCGGCGTGGCCCCTTACGTCCGCGCCACTTGCAACCCTGACAGCGACAGCTTTGTCGCCGACCTGATAGCATGGTGGATTGACCGGCATACCGGCTACCCCATACCGGAGCGCAGCGGCGTAATCCGGTATATGGGCCGCTTGAACGACGAAATTTTGTGGGGCGATACCGCAGAAGAGGTTGTGGAGCAAAGCGGCGGCGAAATTGCGCCGGAGGATGTTAAGAGCTTCACTTTCATTGCCAGCAAACTGACAGACAACAAAATCCTGATGCAAACCAACCCCGGATATCTGGCAAACCTGAAAGCCTTGGCGACAGTGGAGCGTGAGCGGCTGTTGGAGGGCAACTGGAAAATCAGGGCCGCAGCCGGGCTTTATTTCAAACGCAGCCGCGTCAATATGCTGGATGAAATCCCGGACGATGTGACGCAATGGGTACGGGCGTGGGACTTGGCGGCAACAGAGGACAAAAAGGGAGCCAACCCGGAGGACGGCCCGGCCTATACGGCGGGCGTCTTGATGGGCAAGCGGAAAAATGGCCGTTATATCGTGGCCGACGTTATCAACCGCCGCATGAACTCCGCAGACGTGCGAAACACCGTGAAAAACACGGCCATAGCAGACAAGGCGCGTTATAAAAACGTGCGCGTCCGTATGAACCAAGACCCCGGCCAAGCCGGGAAGGAACAGGCGGAACAGTATATCAAGCTGCTGGCCGGTTTTAGCGTCAATATCGAGCGAGAAAGCGGCAGCAAGGAAACCAGGGCGGAGCCGTTTTCTGCCCAATGGTTAGGGATTCCCGGCAGCGAGACGGGCAACGTCGATATCCTGATTGCGGATTGGAACGAGGCTTATTTTTCGCAGCTGGAATCATTCCCGGAAAGCAAATTTAAGGACATGGCAGACGCCAGCGGAACGGCCTTTAACGAGCTGGAAAAGGGCAAGGCGGCGGTTATGCTTCCCGGCTCTGCCGCAGCGTCTAACAGACACAACCCATGGAGGATATAGAGGATGGCGGACAATAGAAAAGACCAGGGCGGAGCGATTGCGCCCGAAAAAGGCGGTTTCTACAATCCGCCTCCCCCGGACGTAGTGCGAAACTACGACGGTATGGCCGAATATGGCCGCATAGGCCAGAAAAAATATGCTGGCGTCTTCACAGAGGAATACGAAGTTGCCTTGCAGGGCCAGCGCGGCATAGAGATATACAAAGAAATGAGCGAGAGCGACAGCGTTATCGGCTCCATGATGTTTGCCGTTGAAATGCTGTTGAGACAAGCCGCCTGGGATATCCAGCCCGGCGGCAAGACCAAAGCCGACAAGGATTGCGCCGAGTTCGTCAAAAGCTGTATGGGCGACATGGAGGACACCTGGCAGGACACAATAAGCGAAATTATGTCTTTCATCACGTTCGGCTGGTCGTTCCATGAAATCAACTACAAGCGCCGCATGGGCAATCAGAAAGACCGCAATCTCCATAGCAAATATGACGACGGCTTGATAGGCTGGCGCAATCTGCCTATCCGGGCGCAGGACACTTTATGGCGCTGGGAGTATGACGACGACGACCGCCTTGTAGGTATGACGCAGATGGCCCCGCCGGATTTTGCCCTCCGCACAATCCCGGCGGAAAAAGCCCTGCATTTCCGCACCAAAAGCCGCAAAAGCAACCCCGAGGGGCGCAGCATTTTGCGGAATTGCTACAGAGATTGGTACTTCAAACGCCGGATGCAGGAGATAGAGGGTATCGGCGTAGAGCGCGACCTTGCGGGCTTGCCGATGCTGACGCCGCCGGAGGGCGTAAATATCTGGGACGGCGAAGACCCGCAGATGGTTCAAATGCTGGCCTATGCGGAAAAGCTGGTTCAAAATGTGCGCCGGGACGAAACGGAGGGGATTGTAGTCCCCAATGGCTGGGAGTTCCAGCTATTGAACGGCGGCAGCCGTCGGCAGTTCGAGATCGGCAGCATTATCGAGCGCTACGATAGCCGGATTGCAATGACGATTCTGGCGGATTTTGTTCTGTTGGGACACCAAAACGCAGGCAGCTGGGCGCTTTCAAGCGATAAAACGGCTATGTTTGCAATGGCAATCGGGACTTATATGAATATCATTTGCGACGTGTTTAACACCCAAGCTATCCCTCGCCTGATTGAGATGAACGCGGGCCATTTTAAGGGCGTCACCGAATACCCAAAAATGACGCACGGCGACATAGAGCAGGACGACATGGAGAAGTTCGGAAACCTGGTTGCCCGGCTGGTGGGCAGCGGCGTCCTGACGCCCACCGAAGAGCTGGCGAAAGAGGTTTGCAAGCGTATCGGCTTACCCGAGCCTGTGGCATTGGAAACTGTGGAGGCCATGGAAGAGCAGAAAGAGCAGCAGGCCGCGCAGGAAGCCGCAGGAGAGGCGCAAGCCGCGCCGGAGGGTAAACGGACGGGGGACGCGCAAAACGGCAAGGACGGGGCTTCTAAGCCCGTCAGAGGCAACGGCGAGTTGAAGCCGCTGTCGGAGCAGTTGAAACAGACGGCGGAAGATATGAAAAAAGCCTGGAAGGAGGAAGCGGGGGCGTGAGAATCGTCTTTTACAAAAGCGACGGCGGCGCGATTGCGTTTTTTCGAAAACACTCCCCCAGACAGCCCAGAGACCGGCGGGGCCGCCTGGCAGCGCCCGACGCCGAAACGGCGAAAAAGATCGTGTTTTTGAAGCAAGACGGTGGTATAATAGAGTTCGAAAAATACAACCCCCACCACGACCCTAAAAGCGGGCGCTTCACCAGCGGCGGCGAGGGCGGGGGAGGCAAAGTAAAACCTTCCCAAAAAGTAACCCTGCCAGACGGAAGCACATCCCAAGTCTCTACTGGAACAAAGATCACCAAAGTTGTACATTTTGCCGGTCGAGGAACCAAAAAAGAATTGCGTATAGCGGAAAGCCTGAGCAAGCAGTACAAAAATTCTCCAAAGGATTGGAGCAAAACGCGCGGAGACGGATATGTCGATTTTGAAGGGGCGCCAAAACATTGCGAACTACATTGGTACGAGTCTCCCAAAACTGGAAGAGTGCAGATGAAAGTGAAGAGGTGGTTTGATGAAAGTTAAATTTTTGGGGCAAACTGGAATCGCAACATTGATTCACGGGAAAATATACGATGTTCTTAGCGTCGAGCAGGGTTGGTATCGGATTATGGACGAGGATCAAGACGATGACGACGCAGAGGTCCCTGGCTATCTTTATCCGCCTGCATTGTTTGAGATCGTAGAGCCCTAAATGCCCTCTCTGATTTGCGGATCGCCGTCTACCGAGGTTCATTGGTTCCAGGAACCCAGCATGGGTATCGTATCTGCGAGGGTGAAGAAATGGAGGTAACGGGATGAAAATCCGATATATTGCGGAAAGTATTCCGTTGGCGCTGGAAAAAGGGAAAATATACGAATTGCTGGGGTTTGAAAAAGGCCCTGATCTGATTTCGGGAAAAGGCGACGTTGATTGGGCGCGGATTATGACCGACATCGGCGAGGACTATTTGTTTTTGCTCACAGAAGGCGAGGATTATGAGATCGTGGAGGAATAGTCTACAAAGGAAGCTTTTTTGGCTTCTTTTTTTATGTGCAAAGACTGTTTGAAGGAACATCAGGTCTGACGGGCAGACGCGTATAAATAACCTCTCAGGTAAAGAAAACGTTGACACAGAACCGCTTTTTTGCTACAATGGAATTAACCTTTTAGGTAAATCGTGAGAGGTGGTCTGTTGAATATCGAATACAGAAATAGAGGCATTGAAAAGGTGTGTACAGACGCCTCTGTTGCTGAAAAGAAATATGGACGAGAAATGGCCGATAAAATCCACCAAAGAATTGACCAAATTGAGGCGGCAGAAAGCGTAGAACAGATGATACAATATCACATAGGCCGATGCCACCCTTTACATCAAAATAGGAAGAACCAATATGCAGTCGATCTTGTTCACCCGATGAGATTAGTATTTGAAAAAAAGAATACAAAGCTTCAAATTGCATATATTGTGGAGATAGTCGACTATCACTGACATAGCTTTAAGGAGGGAGACAGGATGACGAGAAGTCGCAGCTATATTGCCACGCCGCCAGGGGCCACTATTAAAGAACAATTGGACGATCGCGGAATGAGTCAGAAGGAATTTGCTTCTCGTATGGAAATGTCTGAGAAGCATATAAGCCGTCTGCTGAGCGGCAGCGTACAGCTTACTCCTGGCGTCGCTTATAGATTGGAGATGGTATTGGGCCTTCCGGCAAAATTCTGGTGTAACTTAGAGTCGATTTATCGGCAAAAGCTTGCCAAAGTGGAAGACGAAAATGCGATGGACATAGACAAAGACCTGGCAAAAAAATTTCCGTATGGGGAAATGGCAAAAAACGGATGGATTCTTGACGCGCAAAAAGCAGAAGAACGAGTAATCAATCTAAGAAAATTTTTTGAAGTTGCTCGGCTCGAAAGCCTTTCTAACGATAAATTGATTCCGAGAATCGCCTGCCGTCGTCTATCTATTACAAAAAAATCTGATTTTGCATTGATTGCATGGGCGCAGAAAGCGAAAGTTTTGGCGCGAGAGACTTCTGTTTCGCCGATCAATTTAAACGAGCTTACAAAACAACTCCCTACAATACGGGCGATGACCAAAAAAGATCCAAGTATTTTTTGTCCAGCGTTAATTAAGCTGTTGTCTGATTGTGGGATTGCTTTGATATTTCTTCCGCATATGTCTGGTTCATTTTTGCATGGAGCGACCTTTTATGACAAAAATAAAATTGTTGTTGGGTTGACTGTGCGCGGGAAAGACGCTGATAAATTTTGGTTTAGCCTGTTCCATGAAATTGGTCATATTTTGCTTGGGCACTTGAACCAAGATGGAGAACTTGGCGACGTGGAAGAAGACGCGGCCAATAAATTCGCTAGAGATACTCTGATTAGTCCAAAACAGTTTCACTCTTTTGTAGACGAAAACCGAGGAAGGTTTACCAAAACCGCGATTCGAGTATTTTCGGAAGATATCGGCATTGACCCTGGGATTGTAGTAGGACGTCTACAAAAGGAAGGGTATATTAAATTTGAGTGGTTAAATGATCTCAAAACGAAATATAAATTGACGACATAGCACTTTTCTTCGCAGCGCGAAAGCCGCCCTTGAGGCGGCTTTTTTGCTGCCTGTCGGGAGGAGGGACGAGCGCTGATGGCGATTTTCTTTCAGGGAGACATACTCAAAGCGCCGCATACTATCACAAACGAACGGTTAAAGGCCTTGCTGGAACAAGAAGAGCCTAAAGCCGTTCATTTTTTAGTGCGTTTATGGCGCAAACAGTCCGGCGATATCACCTACCAGGAATTGCGGGAGATGGTACTCTCCGGCGAGATTGATTCCGCCATAATCCAGCAATGGTATGACGAATACAGCCGGTTTGTTGTTTCAGACCTAATGCCGCTCTGGCGTGTAATGGCCGTGGAGTCCGCGCAGAGTATCACAGAGCGGCGCCCCGCGTTTGTATTCAACCCCGGCGCGGAAGAGGCGGCGCGATTCACAGCGGCCCACGGGGCGGAGCTTGTCACAAACTGCACAAAGCAGCAGATTGAAGCAATCCGCGCCATGGTTCACAGGGCGACGGCGGTACAGGATATCACAGTGGACGAACTGGCCCGCATGATACGGCCCACAATCGGCCTATACAAGGGCCAGGCCGTGGCGAACTTGAACTATTACCGCACCATGAAAAACGACCTGATGAAGGAATTTCCCCATATGCGGGCGGCTACCGTGGAGAAACGGGCACAGCGGGCGGCGGTGAAGTATGCAGAGGCCCAGCACAGATACCGGGCGCATATGATCGCAAGAACCGAGCTTTCCTTTGGCTTCAACGTGGGCGAATATCAGGGTATCAAGCAAGCCCAGGCACAGGGCTTGATAGGGGACGTGGAAAAGCAATGGGTGACGGCGGACGATGAGCGAGTATGCGCCCGTTGCAAGGCCCTTGATCTGCAAACGGCCCCAATGAACGCGCCGTTTCCGGGAACAGAGGTATTGACGCCGCCCATTCATCCGCATTGTAGATGCGTTATCAACTATATCGAACTATGAAAGCTATAAAGAAACGGAGGGAATGAAACAAATGAAAATCACATTTCAAAAAAGCAACGGCGACATGATTCAATTTGTCAAGTTCAACCCCTATCATGATAGATTTGGCCGCTTCACGTCGGCCAGCAGCGCGGCCAGCTTTACCTATTCCCCAGGCAAGAGCAAGGCCCACGACAAGGCGATTGCGCGGGCTAAAGATAAGCACAAAGCAGAGGGGAAACGCAAAAAGAAAAAGCTATCGCCGGATGAACGCTGGGAGCAGCGCAACACCAAGCAACAGGAACGCCGCCGCCAGCGCCGCATAGATCGGGAACGAGAGGCGGGCCAGATTTCGTTATTTTAACCAACCACAGAAAGGGGCAGCGAATTGAACGCATTTCAACAGCTGATTTGCAAGCTGAAAGTTTCATGCCACGACCTCCAGACCCTACACAGGCACCTGGCGGCGGCGCGGGGCAGTGGTTCATGGCACATGAATTGCTGGACGATTATCACGCCAAAATTGCGGCTATGACTGATGACCTCATAGAGATCGGCTTGAGCGTGGATATCCCGGAGCCGGGCATTGTGGAGGCCGTGCAGGCGTTCCAGCCGACGCAGGCAAAGAACCGGAACCCACAGGAGACGTTGAACGATATCCGCGTCATTTTTACGGATATTGCCGATATGATGCAGGCTATCGGAACGCAGCTTGACGATGAACAGCGATATATTCAAAGCAAGATTGACGAATACATTTACTATCTACGCAAAGAGGCAGATTACAGGCTGGCTCGAATGTAGAGCAAGGCGGTGATAGCGTGAAAGACAGACGGGAAACCGCTGATTTCAGCATAGCAAAGACAGAAAACGATAAAATGTTCGTGTTCGGATGGGCTAACGTGGCAATCCGAAAGGACGGGACGCAGGTTGAGGATTTACAGGGGGATATCATCGACCCGGACGAGCTGGAAAAGGCCGCGTATGACCATGTTTTGAAATTCCGCAGCGCAGGCGAGCGGCACGACCCCAATTTGCGCAGCAAAGGCCGCTTGATTGAATCCTGTGTGTTCACCAAAGAGAAGCAGGCGGCGATGGGCATTCCGCCGGGCGTCCTGGACGAAGCCTGGTGGGTGGGGTACAAGATCGACGACCCGGCGGCATGGGCCAAAATCAAAAGCGGCGATTACAAGATGTTCAGCGTGGAGGGCAAAGGCAAGCGGGAGGCAATCGCCAAAAGCTACGGGGAGGCCAAAGAGGCCGTGGAGAAATTCAACCTGTACCACGGACGCGACGGGCGCTTTACGTCGGCCAATGCAGCCGCCAGTTTCACTTATGCGCCGGGTAAAAGCGCGGCGCATAATAAGGCTATCGAGCGCGAGAAAAAGCGTCATGAGGAAGAGCAACCGAAGAGAGCGGCAGGAAAAAACGCCGAGCCAAAACCAAGCCGCAAGGAAAAGGCGGCGCAAAAAACGCGGGACTGGATTAAAAACCAGATAGACGTTGATATTGATAAATACAGAAACGATACAACACGCCGTTTTGACAATACAAAACTAACGAATGTGGATTGGTCGAGTATGCCGAAAACAGAGCGCCGGAGGATAGAAGAGTTAGCCAGTCGATACGGCGGCTCCCTCAAATTGCACAACAACGGCGCATGGATGAAAGCAATACAACGGATAGAAAAATCGTCCGAAATACCGGAAAAATCGGTACAAAGGGTTGAATTTCTCAAACAAGATGGTAGTATAATAGAATTTGAAAAGTTCAACCCATATCACGACCAGCTGGGCCGATTTTCGACGGGCAACGCCTTTGTCACGTTCAGCCCCGGTAGCAACCCGACGCAGGCCAAGCGCTCCATTGCCCGCGAAAACGAGCGGCGCAAGAAAGAGGGTGTGGAGGGCGAGGTTGGCGGCAAGTTCGTCAACGTGGGCACGGCTGGCGGCAAGGCTGGATACCACCCTATACCGTATGATGAGGCCAAGCGCCTAGCGGCGGAACACGGGAAAGAGGCGGAGCGCAAAGAGCCGCCTAAGAGCGAATTCAAGCCCGCCAAGACGAAAAAGGAAGCTGTCGAATATGCGCAAAAGGAGCTTGGATTCCAAACAGTCAGCTATGGGACAAAGCTGGATATCGATACAATCAACCATATCAACGAGCAGATCAGCAGCATACAGGCGAAATACCCGGAGACCATAGGGGCCGTGCAGGTGCTGAAAACGACAACCAAACAACGTACTTATGCGCAGATCCGTACGCGGTCAGACGGCAGTATGAATCTTGAAATAGCCTCTACCCAATATAGACAAGGCTTGTCTGTGCTGGAAAAGAGTTATAAAATTGATGTTGATGGCGGATACCACCCAGCAGGAACAACCGCAAATTCTATCATTTGGCATGAGTATGGCCACATCTTGGCCGCGCAGGCCACGATGAAGCAAATGGGGATTAAGACGGCGGCAATTTTTGACGCGGAGCAGCAAAGAGAATTTATCAATCAGCGGCGAAACGTCAAGATTGAAAGCGAATGGCTGAGCAAAGCCGCCCAGAATATGAATATATCTGGAAAAACATTGTCGGCTACAATCAGTGATTATTCAAAAGAAAATCCTGGAGAAGCCTTTGCGGAGGCTTTTGCCGAGGTAAACTGCGCCAAATCCCCTCGTAAAGAAGCGCTGGAGCTGGTTAAGGCCAGCGGATATTATAGAAAATAGGAGGAAAGAAAATGATTGCACTGCCTGAGTTTCTGCATCAACCCGAAAACAAGGATTTTTGGGAAGCTGACGGCTGGAAGCCTAAAGCGAAACCAAACGCGCCGGAAAAACTCAAGAGGGCCATTGAAAAATGGGTGGCAGAGACCGAAGAGGAAATAAACGACCACCCAGACGATGAAATTGTCACCACAATATAGTCCGTCCGACCACAGGGGAGCCGCAGCGCTTCCCTTTTTTCATATAACAACACCAAAAGCCGCCTTTACGGGCGGTTTTTGTTGTGCACAGAAAGGAGCGCAGAACATGGCAAACAAGCTGAAAGACATGGAGCTTACATCGGTCGACCTTTGCAAAAGGGGCGCTAACCCAATGGCTGATATCAAGCTATTCAAGAGCGCTGATTCTCAAGAGAAAGGAGGGAGAAGCATGAACCAGAATGAAAACGGCCTGTTTCAGCGGTTTCTAAGCCGCGTTGAAAAGGCTGTGAAAGAGGCCCAAAACACGACGATCACAAAGGCGGACAGCGCCGCAGACCTGCATACCATGACGCAGGCAGTCGAAAAGAGTATCCAAAGCATTATCGCGGACGATTCTCTTTCCGCCGTCGAAAAGTCTGAAATGATGGCCGAGAGCTTGCAGCATTTCACTATGGACGCCACCGAGGGTATCCAAAAATGGAGCCGCGCCACCGGCGTTTTCAAGGATGAAGACGACGGCCCGGACGATGACGACGAATTTGACGAAGATGAGGATTTCGACGACGAAGAACCGGACGAAGAAGACGGCGGCGACGATGATGAAGACGAAGACTACTACAACGATGAAGACGATGAAGACGAAGACGGCGGGGAAGACCGCCCGGCAGTAAGAAAAGGAGCTGATTTCAATATGGCAATCGATATCGCAAAAATGAGCGCCGAAGACCAAGCCACGCTTGCGGCGCTGGAAAAGAAGTACGCGGGCACAGACGCAGACACAGGCAGCGGCGGCGCTGAAATGCACCCCGAGGTGAAAAAGGCTTTGGACGAAGTGGCCGAGCTAAAAAAGGCTATGGAGATGAACGAGCTGACCGCAGTTGCAAAGAAGTATGAGGCTATCGGCAAAAAGGCTGATGAGCTGGCGGGCAAGCTGTACGAGCTGAAAAAGGCTGGCGAGCAGCATTACAACGACTATGTTGCCCTGCTGGATGAGCAAGTGCAGATCACCAATACCAGCGGCGTTTTCAAGGAGTATGGCAGCAGCCGGGCCGTGGGCGCGTCCGACCTTGGCGGCATTGTGGCGGAGATTCAGAAAGCCGACCCCAAAATCACCTATGCTGAGGCCGTTGTCAAAGCCTACGAGACCAACCCCAACCTTGACCAATATTCCGGCAAACGGAAATAAGGAGGTAAAAACATGATTGGAACATCTATTAACAACAGCTTGACGCTGACTGGCATTGCAGCCGCCGACATTGCGGGCGGCGCAGGCAAGGCCGTCAAATACGACGAAAACGGCAAAATTGTCCTTTGCAACAATACGGGAGAACCCATGCTGGGTATTCTCATTTTGCAGACGGCGGAAACCGTCCAGGCGGGCGACAGCGTGACAATTCAGACTTGCGGCAAGGGCAAGGCCGTGGCAGGCGTCACAATCAAGGCGGGCGATATGCTGACCGTAAACACCGACGGAACATTTGTCTTAGCTGAAAACAGCAACTATATCGCAGGCCAAGCCATTATCGATAGAGCCGCCAGCACAGCCGCGTCCTGGGAAGCAGGCGCTATTTTTGGAATTGAGATTTTGAAGGGCGGACAAGCGACCGCTTAAAGAAAAGGAGAATTTGAAAAATGAACCTGACAAACGAATCTATTGCAAAAGCAATCGCAGACGGCTCCTGGAAGCCCAATATCTATTTGACCAATATTTCCGTGGCGCAGTTCCAGCAGCAGGATGATTTTGTGGCCCGGAAACTGTTCCCGATTGTGCCGGTATCCTTGCCTATGAGCAAGTATTACAAGTTCAACAAAGCCGACCTGGCCCGCGTGACCATGGACGAAAAGCCCGCCTTTGGCAGCGTGGCCCCGGCCCTGTTTTCGCAGGAAGAGGCCAGCTACAGCACCAGAGTATACCAGGCCCTGTACGGCGTCGATCAGATTTCTGCGCTGGCCTATAGCCGCGCTCATGCTCCTGGCGCGGCAGACCCGAAAGTGGCAAAGGCCAAAACGGCGGCGGAGCAGACCAACCTTTTCATGGATTATATGTTCGCGCAAAAGTACTTTAAACCCGGCGTGTGGGCAAATGAATATGAGGGCGTGGGCGAGAGGCCCGGCGGCAAACAGTTCTATACCTTCGACAACGCCAACAGCGACCCGGTACAGTTCATCGACAACCTAAAAGCCGAGATGAAGCGCGAGGGACGCCGCAAGCCCAACAAGCTGGCCCTGGGCGCAAATACCTTTGTGGCGCTGAAAAACAACCCGTCTATTCTGGAGCGCATCAAGTACAGCCCCAACACAAATTTCTCTGGCACTGTGAATGAAAAGCTGTTGGCAGATCTGTTTGGCGTGGATGAAGTGCTGGTGCTGGAATCCACATACAACAGCGCGGATATGGGACAGGCCGCGCAGATGGAATACGTTTGCGACGCCAACGGAATGTTGCTTTGCTACGCTGCCAAATCCCCGGCCATTGACGAGCCGTCCGCCGGTTATATCTTCGCGTGGGATATGCTGGGCAGCGGCCAGCACATGGCCGTGACAAACTTCCTGGGCGCTCCGGCCACCCACTCCGAGTTTGTGGAGGCCCTTTGCTCCTTTGATATGCAGCAGGTTTCCACAGACCTGGCCGTCTATTGCAGAGATTGCGTCGGCAATACTCCGATGGTGTAAGGAGGCGGAACCATGCCTTTGAGTAAACCTAAGCCGGGTTTCGTCGCGTTGAGGCCGGTACGGTTTGACCGGGACTATGCCATTGGGGAATATATCCCCGGCGGCGCAGTTGACCCCAAAAGAGCCGCCGCGCTGGAGGCTATGCGCCTAATCGTCAAAGACGTAGCCACATCCACGGACAACGGCTTGCTGCCTGGGCCTGGCGACGATGAAATGATGGCGTTCAGCGCCGCAGCAGAGCCGGACGCCGCAGCAGAGCCGGAACCCGTAAAGGCCGCGACAACGCGGAAACGAAAAGCACAGCAAGAGGAGGCGTAAACCATGACGCAGCCTGCCTATGACTACGACCCGGCGAAAATCCAAGAGGGCGGAAAAGACCAAATGCGTTTTGAGCTGGGCGACACCGCCATTGAGGGGGGCCGCGACACTTGCGCCCTGGCCGATGAGGAATATGCGGCGATTCTCTCCGCCGCCGCAGGGCGCGGTTTCCAATACGCGAAATACAAGTGCTTGGAGGCGATCATGATGCGCATGGCCTTTGAAGCAGACTATTCCGCCGACGGCCTGAGTATCAGCTTCTCGCAGCGGTACGACCGCTGGAAAGAGCTTTGGGCGCGGATGCAAAAGCAATATCAATCCATCAAGGCGAACCCGGCGGCGCTGGGGGACAGTAAGCTGGACGGCGGACATTATTTCCGCCTGGGCATGAACGACAACCCCCGCACAAACCGGCCATATTCGCCGTTCAGAGACTAAGGGGGCGAAGATATGCAGCCGCCTATTTTTTTCACGCCTGGGCAACAGCTGAAAACATTCACCCTTTACAAGAAAGGTACAAACGTCAGCGCCCGGGGCCGCGTTACCTATGCGGCGGAACAGGAGCCGATAGGCACGTTTAGGGCCACTATCGCGCAGGCCAGCCCCAAAGAACAAGAGCGCTGGGGGCAGATGGGCCACCCGGTAACGCACAAAATCGTGGCCCGCGGCGTTTCCCCCGTGCTGGCAGAGGCGGCGGCGGAAATGATTGTAGAGCATGACGGGCGCTTTTGGGCCGTGGAGGGCGTACACGACCCCTCCGGGCTTCACTTTTTCTATACGCTTTTCTGCAATGAGCGGCAGGGGGCAGGCAAATGAGCAACGTCCACGCCAACCCGGAAAACGCGGCGTCTGTCATTGAATCCGTGGCGGAACACGTCATTCAGGGCGTGAGCCTGGAAGCAAGAAGCCGCTCTTTCAAGATTGCGAACGAGCTGCAAAACAGCCTGAACATGGTATTGCGGGGCCAGCGCAGCGGCAGGCGGTACAATATCCCCGGCAGCGCCCGCATGGTGTACACAAAGGGAAAGCGCGTGGTTGTGGGCTATGAAGCTGACAACTACGGGCGCAAGGGCCGCAAGATTTACCGCCGGGAGGCCGGAACGGCCAAGATCACCCGCAAACAATACACGGCGTCCGCGCCGGGAGAGCCGCCAGCCGTGCGAACCGGAGCTTTCCGGGGGAGCTGGCGCCGCAAGACATACCTCCAGAGCGGCCCGAACTATGGCTTTGAAGTGCGCGGAGTCACAGAAAGCGCCTTGCGCGTCGGGAAAAAGGGCTATCTGCTGGGCGACTTGCTGGAAGACGGCGCCTCCCGCATGGCTCCGCGCCCCTATAAGCAGCGGACGATAGACCGGGCAATGCCTAACATCATGCGAATATTGAAAGCGCCGTATGGCAGGTAGGTGATAGTTTGATAGAGGATTTAATCAGAGCGGCCCTGTCCGGCCCTGGAATCGGCGGTTATTTGACGACCTATGCCGGGGAACCGGCGGTATTTTATCAGCAGGCCCCCCACGACTTAGACAAGGCGTGGGCCGCTGTCCAGTATCCCCGCATTGACTACAATGTGGACTGGCAGTTTGACCCCGAGCGAAAAGCCGCCGGGGCGCTGCTTATCAACGTCTATTGCCTGAATAATCAGGATACCGCCCCGCCGGAGGAAATAGGCGAGGCAATCAAGGCGCAGCTGAAAGACCTGTTTCTCACCGCCGACGGCGAGACATACGCCATGGCCTGGGGCCGGACGGATGCTTTTGGCATGGGCGGAGAGCAAGAGCCCGCGACCATCGGCGTCACGCTGCAATTTGACGTTCTGGCGTTCCCCTATCAGCAGACGGCGGCTCCCGACCCGATAGAGGGGGCGAACCGATGGCTAAAGCGGCGCATACCGGGGGCAAAGATCATCGGCCTGGACGCGATGCCAGACCTATACCGGCCCACGGCGGAAAGCCCGGCACTCTATTGCCGCTTGCAATCGGACGGCAGCAAAATGCGAACGTCCTATGCTATGGCCTGGATGACCGCAGCAATGGCAATCCACGTTTTCGCGCCGGACGTAACCGCCCGGCAGCAAATTTGCCGGGATATCGTGGGCCGCTTGTCCCTGGAAGCTGAATACGCCATGGAGAACGAAAGCCCCGTCCTGGTGAAGCAAACCGGCGTCAACACAGGCGGCGACCCCTTGCGAATGGGGCAGATATTCTTTACCGGGGAATACGGTATCTTGAGGCAAGAGCCGGAATTTGAAAAGTTAAATCATGCAGACATACAAAGGAGGTAGGCTGATGGCAGAGCAAAAAGCCAAAGCCAGAGACAGACGGCCCGCCAGAGCGGACAGGGCGGCGCAGGAGCCGCCCAAAACGCCCGAGAGGGTAAACATACCCCCTGCACGGCAAGCGGCCACATACACGGCCACAGAGCTTGCACAGGCGGCGCACGTTTTTGGGACGAATCCCGAGGTCGTTCTTGTAGCCCTGAAAGAAAAGGGCGTCACACACACCACAGAGGCGGAGGCCCGCGCAATCGTGGCCGCGTTTCTCGAAAGGAAGGTTTAGTTATGGGTTTTTTCTTCAATGCGGGCGAAACAAAGGCCCGCGCCGGCGTTTATCAGCGCTATGAGAACGTCGGAGGCGCACAGGGCGCGGGAGCGGTAGACGGCATTTGCGCCGCCACGTTCCGGGGCAACTGGGGCAATACCGGCGAAGTAATGACGTTCATGAGCGCCGAAGACGTTGCCGCGCAGCTGGGCGACGGCGGCAAAAACAGCACCGTCAATCTGCTGAAAGAGCTGTTCACCGGCGGCGCGACTACCGTTCACGCGGTACGGCTGGGCGCCGGCGGCGCCAAGGCCACGGCGACTATCACAGATACAAGCGTCGCGCCCCCGAAAAAGGTTCTTGAGAATGTGAGAGCCGCGTTCATTCCTGCGATTGCCGGGGATGGCGGGGATACGTTCGATTATGAGGCTTTCAAGACCCATTATCGGGAGGTTATGGGCGATTATGACGGCGACGCCGCCTCTTTTGCTTCCCTGGACAAAATCCAGCAGGACAAGGGGCAAATCACCGTGGCGGAGGCTAAGGCCGTGTTCATCAATCTGCCTTGGGTTGCCGTCCGTTTCGACAACACAGAGCCGCTGCAAAGGCTGTCTATTTCCTATACCAAGGACGGCGCTCCCGGTACTTTTGTCAAAGGCAACGGCGAAACCGGCGTCAACACAAAAGACGTTATCAGCGGAAGCGAGCCGATCAGAGCAGGCAGCCGCATGGCGTCCTATGTGCTGGGCGACGGCGCAATCGAGACAGACGCCAATCTGGGCTTGACTGGCGACGCGGCCAACGGCACATATAGCTTCATTGTGACGGGCGTCACTGTGGGCGGCGAGAGCGTCACTGTTACCGCCGACCCCGTGACATACGGCGCAGCCACAGCAGCGGCCAGCGCCCCGAAAGCGGCGGCGGCGCACAATGCGGCGCTGATTCTGACCGCAAAGAGCGCGGGCAGCCGCGCCTTGCGCTATTCTATCCGCGAAGTTTTGGGCGACAGCACCAGCCGCGAATTTGTGGTGGTAGAGGGCAGCCGCACCATGGAAAAAATCACATTCCCGGCCAGCGAAAGCGGCGAGGTGGAGGCGCTGAACGCCGCCATTAACCGGCAGTCCGCTTTCTTTACTTCCGAGATCGTGGCCGGATACGCGGGAACCGGCA